GATAATTTCTTTGTAAGTTAAAAAGAAAAGTTTGTTGAAATTGGTTTTGAGGCTGAGTTCCATCGTCATATGACGAATCTCCTCCAAAACTATTACTTCCAATATGAAAATCAATTCCTATTTGCGCACCTTGAATAAGATTTAAATCACTAAAATCTATTGTCACTTTTGAGTTAGGAATACTAGTTGAAGTATCTATTGAGTAATTAACAGAACTACCAGTAGCTATTATTACATCAGCTTCTAAACTTTTTGAAACTAATTCTAAATCATAATCTAAATATATTTTTTTTCCATTTTCACTCTCAACATCATAACCATCAACATAGTTTCCATACATTAACCTGTTACCCATTATTGTCTGAGACTGTGCTTTTTTAGGAACGTTATCAAACAATCTTAAAAGCTGTGCTTCTGGTAAAGTTGTAAATATTTTCTTGTTAGTAAAGGCTAAGGTTTGAATACCATTATCAATCCATCCTTCATTTATTTTGTTAAACTTTTCTATAACATTTACACTTGTACTAGTAGATAATTTAAAAATTAAATCAATACTTTTTACATTTCTTCCTCCTGTATCAAAACTTATGTTAACGCTATTAAAAACGTTCTCCATACCTTCATTACTGTAGTCGTCATAATTCAATTTAAATGGCCCTGGGGTAAATGATGTTCTACTAAATGGTGACAATGCAGAGTATTCTCCATCTTCATATTGCCATCTATACGCAAAACTTAAGAATAAGTCTTTCATATAGTTCTCACCACCTCCTAATTGGAATGGCTGTATTGCAGGCGCTGTCAATGGCGGTGCAACTATTACTCCAATATCCTGCTCAGTTATCTTATCAACTCCTGCGACAGGGTTTAAATAAGTCCTGTTGACATTTATCTTTCTTGGAGGGTTTAAGTTGTCTGTAAAAAACAATAAATTATCAATCAAATTGATACCATTCATTAAAAAATCTTTGTCAAAATTTAATATAGAAGTTGATATAACGTGATAAAAAGTTGTAAAATTAGATGTATTATAAGATACTATCATGTCTACGTTATCAGGGTCACATATAAACCAATAAATAGTTTCATTTGCCCCATCTTCAAAAGCTCCAATACACTTTGCTTCAGTACTTAATATATTTCCATTGTATATTAACTCAACAAGTTGTTCGTTACCCTTTGAATTCTCAACAGCTCCTACTTCAGTTCCCTCTGAAGACCCAAGTCTTACGTTTAACGCATCAATATATTGTCCTTGAGGAACTAATCGCTCATCAAGACTTTTATTCATTATACCTTTTGTGAAATTATTGCTAAGTTTTGCCATTTATTTTATCCACTTATCTTGTCCCCTTAGATTCATTAATAATCTTCCAGGATGTATGTTGCTCAATCTTATTTTTGCGTTCCTTAGAAGCGCTCCTTTCTCTTTTCTAGACCTATTTATGATGTATTCTTGTACTCCGTATTTACTAGAGAGTATTACATACTTCATATAAGAATATACAAATTCTTCAAAAAGTTTGTTTACACTTATTTCTGAGTTCTCTCCGTTCTCCATACCATCTGATACGTACTCTAAAACACATAACTCTCCGTTCATATTAGAACTAAAGTTTATAACACCTGACTTTTTATTTATACTAAAAGTAGGGTTACTATTAGCTGTTGCAGTATTTAAACCAAATCTTGCTCCAACAGGATATTCAAAATACCAAGACCCATCTACAGAATAACCTTCTTTACCATTGTAAGGGCTATTGCTATTCATGTATATTGACTTCTTCTGACCTTTAAGTCTATCCATGTCAAGTGTTGAATTAGATGGTTTTAAAATGTTTCCTTCGTGGTCAAATAATATCCTAGCAGTGTGGTCTTGCAGATAAGCATTACTCCAATTAGTCTGAATATTTTCTGTCAATGGTTTTAAAACTCCACCTGTGTATATAGATAACCTTGCCCAATTAACATAATCTGATGGTAATACATATCTTAATGAATCAGCAACAGATAATTCTAATATCTTAATCTCTTTTAATGAATCGTAATTTAATTCCTGTATAGCTCTTTTAGCATGAAATAAAACATTGTATCTTTCAGCGTTGTTTATTAACTTATCATTACCAACATACATTAGCATAAAGTTATTTACAATATCATCCAAAGAAATATATTGATAAGAACCCCAGTTTTCAGATTCTGTGGGGTTTCCATTGTTTTCGTAATATTGATATTCTGTTAAATATGCCATAATTATCCTTGTTGTTGATTATCGTCATTTTCTTCTCCCATAGCAAATTGAACTACAGATGCATCTCTAATAGAAACTCCTGCATATTGTAAAATTTTAGTTACTAGATTTACTTGGTCTGATAAAGGTAATTCAAAGTCCTGATAATCAGTTGTACCTTCGTCAAAAACAGGCTCTCCACCTGTTAAAGAAACAAACGTCCATTTAGGGTCTTTAGGATACCTAATGTACTGAGACACAACAGTTCCAAGTGTGTTTATTGTTTCAGGGTAGACAGTTATTGTATTTCCTGTACTAATAGAATTTGCACCACCTAGAACATATGCGGGAAAAGATAGACTTGGTTTTGTTAATGGTGATGATTTTAAGTAAAATATTTTATTCTGAGATACTCTTTCAATCTCAGTTATCTTTTTTGTATCAATAACAGAATATCCATCTCCAATAGTTGATGCACTTCCGAATATGTTTGCTGATAAGGTTAACTCAGTTTCACTATTTACAGATACAACATAAGCGCTATCTCCTTCAGATATACTGTCATCCTCTGTATTACTAATTAATTGTCCAGGTAAAACAATTCCTGAAGTTATAAATGTAGCTGCACTGTCTGTTAAAGTATTTTGACCGTTTGATGTAGATGTTCCTTGAGTTATTAAAACTGGATAGTAGTTAATCTTATCCATTAAGTAATAGTCACTTGGAAGATTGTATAAATTCACACCAATGTTTACTAACGCTTTAGTTGATGAAAAACTATCTAAAACCTCTACAATACCTTTTACTATGTCTGCATATCCACTCCCTGATACTCTTGCATTCTGTTTAACTAACCAAGAATTATATTGATAGAAGTAATCTTCAAAAATATCTAATTGAGCTTGTTTTGCGTATAAGTTAAAATCATTAGGAGTTATGTATCCAAAATTATTTTTATTTGCAACTGAAAGTACAGTAGCTCTGACTGTATTTATTATTGATGCCATTATTTGAAATATTGTTTACGCAAATATACAAAAAAAAAGGAGGCATCATTATGTGACACCTCCTCCTTATAATATGCGCTAAATTACTATTCTAATTTAGACTCTAACATTCTGTAAACCTCTAATCCTTCATCACTCTGAAAGAACGATGCTAGAATATATAAAGGGTCTTCACCGTAAGGCACTGTTAGTAATTTCTTTTTATTACCTTTTAAATTGTAATAAATATCTTTTTTGTTTTTAAGTGTTATTAAAGATTCACCAAAGAACTTAGAACAAGTATTCTGTAACTTTAATAAAGGGTCGTTAATTGACTCTATAAATTCACGAGAATATCTCTTAGCAAATAACCTAACATCTCTTTTTAATTCAGAAGAAGTAAGTTTATCTACCTTTAATCCAATTACCACTCGTCCGATAGTTTCAAGCATTTCTAAACTTAAATCTTTAGCTAATATTTGAGCTTCCAATTCATAATCTAATGTTTGAACATCTGAAGTTGCATCTTTTTCATTATCTATTTCAACGTATACTGCTCCGTTTCCAGGATGGTATAATAAAAATTCTTGTAAAGATTGATCTTGTTTAGAAACAAACAATAAACCATCTTCAAAAATAATTGGTTCTAATATTACATTCTCATCTTGTTCATCTTCAAAAGGAGATTGTTGATTTTTAGCATAACGCAAAGAACGGTTTCGTCCTGTTTGTTCGTCAAAAAATAATAAAGGTTTTCTTTTGGTATTCCTTGAAGTAATCATAAAGCTCAATGGAGCTTTGTTTTGGGTAAGTTTGTACGCTTTGTCTACAAAAGCTTTTTTACTAGTTTTCATTTGATTTGAGTTTAATTATTAAAAAAAAGTGTGGTCACAGTTTGCGACCACACTTAGTATTATTATTAGTCTTTGAAAATTACAAAGTTGTTAGCACCTAAAGTACATAACGCTCTTTCAGATAAGAAGTTTACTTCCATTGCATC